CGACTCCTGCGACTCCTGCTACTCCTGCAACTTCTGCGACTCCTGCGACTCCTGCAACTTCTGCAAAAATTTAGTTAATGGATACATGTGTCTCAATCTTAAATTTAAAAAGAAAAATGAAAAGGAATTTTGGATTTTTAATAAGAAAGTTACTAAAAAAGAATGGAATAATAGATTTAAAATTGAGAAGGGGTTGAGAGAATGAGCAAAAACTGCAACTCCTGCGACTCCTGCTACTCCTGCAAAAACTGCAACTCCTGCGACTCCTGCTACTCCTGCAACTCCTGCGACTCCTGCGACTCCTGCTACTCCTGCAACTTCTGCGACTCCTGCGACTCCTGCAACTTCTGCAAAAATTTAGTTAATGGATACATGTGTCTCAATCTTAAATTTAAAAAGAAAAATGAAAAGGAATTTTGGATTTTTAATAAGAAAGTTACTAAAAAAGAATGGAATAATAGATTTAAAATTGGGAAGGGGTTGAGAGAATGACATTAAGTGAGAAAATAGAGGAAAATAGTGATGATACTATGGAAGAGTTTGAATTATCTGAAGATGAAAGAAAATGGATTTATGAAAAAGATGTAAAAGAATTTATTAAGGAATTGAAAGATGCTTTGAAGAATGGATTAAAGCATGATGGAAATAAAATTTATAGGAATGAGTGGAAGATTATAGATGAACTTGCAGGGGGGGAACTTGTAAAATGAGTGAATATAGAACAGAAGGTGATTGCTGGAAAGAAGTATCACAATCGTTTAGTAGAATTACAAAATTATTATCAGAACTAAATTCGTTCTGGTTAGATAGAACAAAAGTTATAAGGGAGGAAGAAGAAAAATGATAACAGCAATATGTCAAGAATGTGATACTCAGTTTGATTATGAGTTAAAGCCAGGATTTCCTCGGAAGTATTGCCCTGATTGTTCAGCTAAGAAGAAACAAGCTTATGATGATATGCAGAAGCCAGAAGTTATAAAGCCCGGTAAGCCAGTTGAGAAGATACGAATGGCTACTATAAATGATGTTCAACCTAAGGTCAATGGACAATTAGCTATGTATGTGAGTTATGCAAAGGATATATTTTGTGATTTAGTGCAAAAGGATTTTACTAATTTAGATAAGTTAATGACAACAGCAACAGACTTAGTTAAACAAGCACAGGCGGAGTTAAGTTAAGATGGAAGCAGAAGCAATAATGGGAATAATTGCATTTTATTTATTATTCCTTTTTTGTGTAGCGTGTACAATAGGCGTTATCGCTTTTATTAGAAACGTATTTTAAATTTTTAGCGCCCAGAGTTGTGAAAGATTACTGGGGGCATTGGGTTAAGATAAGTAAAGATGTGGAGTTTCGTGCTTATCTGCCACGCCCATCTCTCAGTGTGTAAGACCCCAAACAGGCAACACTGGGAATTATAATCATGAGAAAGAAGAAACAGAAACTTGAGAAGATAATATTAGCAGAGCCAAGAAAAGATGGGAAAGAGAAGTATCTGCCTTATTGTAATTTCTCATTTCATCAGGGTATAATTAAAGAGTTCTATGAAGATACCTGTAAGTCAAGGAAATGTCATTTTTATAAGAGGTTGTATATAAGATAAAGTTAGTTTACTTCAACTTTTCTAATCTTCTTACAATGAAAACACTGAGTCATTAATCCTTGTGGCGAACACATCGGAACAGACCAACAATGCTTAGAGTGTAAATCTTTACATTCTCCAACAAGACATTTCTCTTTCTTCCATATTATAGGGTAGTTTAATTCATGTTTCATTATAATATTCTCCTACATTTCCTTCTAAGACAATCATTACATATCCATTTCTCATCCGGCCATAACCATGTTAATAAGTCAGGGTGTCTTACTTCATCTCTAGTATTTGTGACCGCTTGCACATCCTTAGCAGTTTCTTTCTCTCCTGGCTTATTACAGAATTCACAATGTTCAATAGACCTATCAATTTGAACATCAGTTAGATTTAGTCTATCTCTTAAAGATTTATCAAGCTCGTCGGAGATATTCAATCCCATATCTCTTGCTTTAGCAATTAAGTCTGGTTCAATAGATAGATTAAGATGTTGTTTATCCATGAGTATTCTATGAGTATAGGGTATTTAAATGTATTGGTGTAAGAGAAAAGTATACGTATGTACGTATGAATATGCACGTTATAACATACCCACATCTACGTAGTTAGTTCAGTTATAGCGTTTCTAACCAATGAGTACGTACTTCTCTATAGACTACCAATTTGATTTGTCTGTAGAACAGGGTGTGACTATCCCTTCATGTATTTCGCGTAATAACCCGCCCAATGAAGATAAGGGGAGAAGAAAGATTGTGGGCGTTCTCTCCCTTTATCTATATTAACTTAATCACTCTTCTTTATATTAATTTATAACTACTCATGAATGTTCTTTAGTTAGAGCAAAGCTACGCTTAGCAGTAACTTCATCACTATTACATAGTGCTTTAGTTAATGTTACATTTAAATAAGCTGCTTACTTTGAATTAGCATAGCTAATTCATATTCACTACTATTCCTGGGTAGCAGTAACATTAACTAAACAGAGGATATAAAGACGTAATATGCCCAAATTTGCCCTTATTAGCCCTTCTCTGTATCGTGGATTTGCCCCCCCCCAAATCCACTCTCTGTATGCCCCTATATGTAGTGCCTAAAACCCCTGTGTAGTGCCTAAAAACATCAGCGAGAGTTGTCACTCTAATATAGTTACTGGGTTGTTCCTATCCCAACTCTTAAATTATTTTAAAAAATTAAAAAAAAAGAAAAAGCCCAAGAAGAAGAGACGACAACCCCTCAGGCTTCTCTCTATAATTTACCAAAACTATTTAAACCTTTTTAATCTTTTTTAATTATGGAAAATAAAGAAGAAGAAATAGAAGCAGTAAAAGGACAGACTCCGTCTGTTCATTCATCACCTCGGGATGCTGAGGTGGTAATCGGAACTCCAGAAGAAGCACTATGGCAAAACCTAAAAACACAAGCCGAGCAAAGAGTTCTCCAGTCAATAGCGGGGATAGAGATAGACAAGGTAGTAATATCACTGGCAGAGGAGAAGTTGAAGAACCTACAAACTCTAAAACTACCCTTAGATTAGATAGCTGGCAAAAAGAAGTTCTAGAATATAACGGAAATATAGCACTACGAGCAGGTAGGCAAGTTGGTAAATCCACTATAATTGCTATGAAGGCTGGAGAGTTAGCGATTAACAACCCAAAGACAAGCATAATGATTATATCTGCAACAGAAAGACAAGCTTATCTCCTTTTCCAGAAGGTTCTCATGTATTTGGATGATAACTACCGCACTTATATCCGAAAGGGCAAGTCCAGACAGGGGCAAGTGATGAGGCCAACAAAGACGAACATTAACCTAAACAACGGCTCTATAATTAGGTGCCTACCAACTGGATTAGACGGATTAGGTATAAGAGGATACACGATTGACTGGTTAATTGCAGATGAGGCCGCGTTTATCCCAGAAGATGTCTGGCCTGCAGTGACTCCGATGATGTCCACAACTGGGGGCAAAATCATTCTACTATCAACTCCTTTTGGCAAACTTGGCTACTTCTATGAGCGATTTATGGACAATGACTTTAAGAAATGGCATATTAACGCGCAAGATGTAGCTGAAAAGAGACTAGAACCCCAGAGGTCTTATTTGCAACATTTCCACGAGAAAGAGAGGGGTAGGATGACTAAACTACAATACGCACAGGAATATTTAGGCGACTTTGTGGATGAACTAAGACAGATATTCTCTAACGAAGTTCTCAAATTTGCTTGCACACTCTCAAGAAATAGGGGGTTTTTACCATCTTCTTCTCCCCATCGCGACTATTTCCTGGGAGTTGATATAGCAAGAATGGGGGATGACTCTGGAACTTACGAAGTAATCAGTCGTATAGCTAAAGATAACTTTCAACACGTAGAGAATATCGTAACAACTAAGAAATACACAACTGAAACATTCGACAGAATAGTTGAACTAAATAAGCTATGGAACTTTAAGAAGATTGCAATAGACGCGGGTTCTGGTTCTCTTGGTGTTGGAATTCTGGATTTCCTATTAAGAGAGCCAACAGTTAAGAAGAAAGTAATCGCGATAAATAACCTAAGCAGAAGTTTAGATTATGCTGGAGAAAGACGTAGAGCAATACTAAAAGAGGATTTATATTTTAATCTTTTAACTATGTTAGAGAAGGGGACTTTGAAACTACTGGACGACGACGAAGTTATAGCGTCTCTAAGGTCTGTGCAATATGAATATACAACTGGGGAAAAGAAGAAGGTTAGTCTTAAGATATTCGGAAAAAACACACATATAGCCGAAGGATTGACCAGAGCAGCTTGGTTAGCAAATGCGAAACATTTAAATCTCTCAATTACATGGGTTTAATATGGCATGGAGTTTCTGCACAAGTGGTTCGGCAATAGCAATGGCTGGGGCCCATGTAAATTCTACTTTAATAGTTTATGATGGAGATAATAAAACAGTCTTAGATACTTTCAGTGAACAATCAGAGGGGGAAATGATGTTAGATACTGGGATGGATTTAAGCGGTTCTCTAAGTGCAATGGCTCCTGGGGTTAGGTTAGCTGTTGGGAATATCTGCGCTTCAAGAATAGCCATGAAGATTATAGCTTACGATACAACTGGTTATTATGCAAGAGAGGCAGACACACTTCTTAATTTCAATGACACTCTAATAAATAAAGGAATGAAGCAACTTAAAGATTTCAGTAACTTCAGCCTAAAGACACCAACATAATGGCACTTAAACAACCCTACCAATCACAATCTAATCGGATAGCGACTTACGAATGGTCAGACTTAGCAAGTGGAAAATCATACCAAACCTTTTATGGTGGCTATGCACTAACAGCTGGTTATTTCCTATCAACTACTGCAGTAAAATCTGGATACCAACAGCAATGGGGCGATATAGGAATGACTACAACAACTGGGGATTTAGTTTCTGGAGTTAGTAAACTAATAGATGTAGATTTTGATACAACATTCACAACACCGCAAACAATAGATGGAGATTGCTTTATTAACTTCACTGTTGGTTTAGCTGGTAGAACTGGAACAGCTGTGCAATCAGAGCCTTGGGTAGTAGTTCAAGCTCTAAAGAATGGAAGTCATTTAGTTTCTGGTTCAACAATAGCACAACCAATGGCTTTAACTGCTACAACTGCAAACCCACATAGTCACGAAGAAGCTTTAAACATAACTATACCTAAAACTATTTTCGCCATAGGAGATACTTTAAGATTTACTGTAGAGGTTTGGGGTGGTAAAACAGGTGGAGTAAATTCGGGCAGATTGGGTTTAGCACATGATGGAGCAGATAGAAACGACCAAATAATAAATGCAGCGTCTGGGAAAACAATAGAAGACGCAGATTCAACACAATTAAATTTCATAGTTCCCTTTTCTACAATAGACGCATAAAATGCCAGAAAACGATATTAGACAAGCAACAAGAATAGAGACTGGAGAAATAGCAGACTATGAGATAACTCCAGATAGTTTAGACACTGCACAGATTAGTGAGTTCAAAGTTATTAATCAAAGATACGCAGAATATAACGGCTACTACTTAGACATCCCTGAATATCAATCAGCAAATAATGCTTTCGCGACTTGGACTACTGGTGAGGGTTGGACTGCTGACTCAAGAACAACAGCAATCTTAGAAGGGATAGATGGATGGGGAGAGGACACTTTCTCGTCTGTCTTATGGGGTTTGATAGTTACAAAGAAAGTTCAAGGAGACGCATTTGCAGAGATTATTAGAAATGATGAGGGAACTCTAATTAACCTAATACCAGCAGGGAATTTAAATATTATTACAAACAAGAAGGGTAGGATTATAAGATACGAAGACCAAAATCAAATGCCTATTAAGACATTCGCACCTAATAAGATACTTCACTTATGCAATAATAGATTAGCAAATCAATGTCATGGAACTGCAATAACTCGTTCTATGAAGTGGGTTATTGACACAATACAGGAAGCGATGAAAGATTATAGAAGGGCATTACATAGAAGCATACCAGTTATTCTTTATGTTGATGAGAGTGATAAAGATAGACTTGCAAACTTAAAGGCAGAATATAAGACTTCAATGGAAAAAGGGGATGTAGTTATACTAACTGTTAAGAAAGGAGAGGCAGAATTTCAACAAATGCAACCCCCACCAATTGATGCTTTCGAGAGGTGGATAAGATACCAAGAAGATAGATATTATAGAGCTTTAGGGATTGCTAAGGTTATACTTGGTGGAACTGCAGAGAACACAGAAGCTTCGGCTAAGGTTGCTGTTATAGTTAATGAACCTGTCTTTCAAAGAGAAAGAAAAGAAACAGAAGCTGATTTATGGAACCAGTTAGCAATTAAGATAAAGATTGGTAAACCTAAAAGTTTAATGGATAATATGCAATCAGAAGAAGCAAAGAACCCTAATCAAGTTGGGTTTCAACCAAACGACACAGAGGTAAAAGCATAATGACTAAAAAAAAACAAAAAGCGAAAGTGGACTGGAGAGTTATGTGCGTGGGGATTGTCTGTTTGACAGGAGCGGAAATCTATGCGCTAAGCCAAGGTATAAACGGCACTATATTCTCAGTCTTTATGATGGTGATAGGAGCAGCGATAGGCCTTACCATCCCAAGCCCACTAACAAATAAATAAAATGGTATTAACAGAATCACAGAAAGAAATTCAGAGAAAGAGAAAGATTAGTGCAGCTGTTACAAAAAAGCAAACAGATAAGGGAACTGCTAAGAGAAAACAGATAGATAGGATGGAATTAGCAAGAGCAAGAGCAAAACGAGTAGGAAAGGTAGCAGTTTATGAGGGCGGACCAGATAAAACAATATCCCAAAGAACCCCAGAACAAGCAGCGACTATTCCTTCATTACCAGAACAGGAGAGATTGGCAGTAGAAGAAAAACAAGCTAAAATATTACAAACAGAGAATGTAGGATTGGCAGAACAAGCAGGGGCTTTTGTTCCACTTCCAGATAAACCAATAGAAACTATAGAAGGAGAGGAAGGGAGAGGCAATATTGAAAGATTTAAAAGAGGATTAGCAAATTCTGGTTTCGGTAAGGCTCTTAATTATATAGATACTTTAGGCGGGTTAGCAGATTTTAGCCCAGTAGACCAACAGCAGATAATTATAGAAGCTCAAAAACAGCAGATAGTAAATGATATAGATGACGAAATTGATAAAGTTGATGCAGAATTAAATAATCAATTTGTGCAGATGGGTATACCAGCAATAATAGGAGCTGGGTTTGTTGGTGGAGCTGTGGCAGATATAGGAGTGGCAGATATATTTTTTAGTAGCGAGAAGAAAGTTCAGAATTTAAAAGGTTCTATTGAAACACTAAATCAAATGAGCACGACAATATCCACAGGAGTTAATGATGGTTCTATTTCTGGGAGAGATGGATTAAAAGCTATTAATAATGTTAAGAAGATTTTAGATTTAAGGAGACAACAAATAAAGGAAGTAGTAATAGGGTCTCCAGCTTTGAGAGTTAATAATGCTTTAATAGAGATAGATACAGATTTGTTTGAAGCACAAGTTGAGAACCAATTAGAATTAAATAGTGTTGCTAATGTTTTGGTAGCTGGACAAGCAGAAGCAACAGAAGCACAGCTCTTAATTACAAAGAGGAGACTTGATAAAAATGAATAAACTAATAGAAATTATAATAGGATTTATCGCTGGTTTTGTAATTGCGATAGTTTTATAAATATAAAAATTAATGTTATACTATGGTAGAAGAAGTAAAAAAAGAAGACACATCTGAAGAAGCTAAACCTGAGTTTGAAAAGAAGCTGGAAGAAATGAAAGCAGAGAATGAGAGGATGGAAAAGAACATAACAGAAATGAAAGAGTTGAAAGCTATTGGTGTTATGTCAGGGAATACAGAACCAGCGAAGGAAGAAGCAAAGAAAGAGGAGAGTAACATAGAATACAAGAACAGGGTAATGTCTGGCGAGAAGTTAGATGGCTGAGATATTCTTTGTAACAAGAGGACATCACGACCACGTGGATAAGTTTGTTAGAGCTATGCGTTCGTTAACTTTTCCTATGAATTTTAAGAAGAAAGTAAAGGATGAGATAGGTCAAGAGATGGAAATAGATACTGTTCAGAATGTGGAAGGACAACTTAGACCTTATCAGTTTTGGGGTTATGTTTGCCCTGAGGAGTTTGTTCAGCCTTTATGTAATAACTTAGGTATACCAGCAACTCATACATGGTTCGATAGTAAACAAAAAGATGGTCATTCTAATAATGTTTTCACATCAGGATTCGGAGCTAAAGGATTTCTAACAGCTATGAGATTAGCACTTAAGGCTAATAAATTCCCACCGGTTGATTTAACTAAACCAACTTATGCTATACCAATCTACAGAAGACACATTAATATTTTAGGTGTAGGATGGAGAGAAGACAAACCTATTGAAACAGCTCTGGGAAAGCATGAGGGAATATGATAGACCCAGAACTTAGATTTTACATTTTTCTGGCTATTGGAATAAAGATTTGGCAGTTGTGGAAAGAAGGAAAGATTTAAATAGTAATTTAGGCACTACAAACTATGGCAAATGAACACGTCTTAATGACCCAAAAGAGTTTTCCTATTTCTATGACTTGTGCAGACGGCACTGGTATTGAAAAAGGGGCTGTTTTAACATTATCAGACCCTGATACTGCTGCTACTTCTACTGCTATCGACGCTCCTGTTGCAGGAATTGCTTATACAGAGAAGATAGCAAGTGATGGGAACACAAGCGTTGCAGTTTTAGCTGGTCCTGGGGATGAGTTAAGAGCTGTTGCCTCAGGTTCTATTGCTATCGGAGACCCTTTAGCAGCTGAAGGCACTAAGTTCCCAAATACTCTTTATGCTAATACAGCTTTATTGTCTGGTTCACAGACAATAGGATATGCAAAAGAAGCTGTTACAACTGGTGAGACTTTTAAATATGTTCTTCAAATAGGAACGAACACAGGAACTTCTTAAGATGGCAGATAAATTAGGACAACAATTACTGAACGGAATTGATATTAACAAATTAATAAAAGGATTTGCAGATGAAGCTTTTGTTTTTAAGAACTTCTTAACGGTTACTCCTGCTTCTAATAGAGAGATTAGATGGTGGTCTAAAGCTGGTGGAGTATTAGATTCTACAAAGACAACAGGTATAACAGGTAGTAAAATACAAAATGCTTTCGGAACACTGCCACCTATTATAGAGGAATCAGCTACAAGGAGAACAAGTTATGTTAAACATTTTTCAGCAGAGACACCTTGGTTTACTTATGCTGATATTAAAGACTCAGACCCAGATATGTTTGGGGAGAATTTGAAGCAAGTAACAAGAGCTATACAAAATCAAATAGACCATAGGATTTTTGATGTTCTATCTGGAAGTTCAATGTTATCTGGAAGTGCTGCAGGCTCATGGGGTGACGCAACTAATGGAAATCCTATTTTGGACTTGTTAAGTGGTTCAACTCAGATTGAACTTAAAAGTTATAATACTTCTAATATTGTGGTTTTAATGAACCCAAAACAAAAGTTAGATTTACTAAACTATGTAATAGATACTGCAGGCTCTAACATCCCTGGCTTCTCAAGTCAGAAAGTTAAGGATGGTGTTCTTATGAGTATTGTAGGTCAGAGAATTGTTGTGTCTAACAATGTTACTAACGGATTAGTTTTACAAATAATCCCACAGCAAACAGCTACATGGAAAACATTCTCTCCTTTAACATCTGTAATTAAAGAAGAACCTGGTATTGGGACTAAGATAAGAATTTGGGAAGACGGAGAAATTATCTTAACAGACCCTAATAGTTTGTTCTTAACAACAGGAGCAGCTTAATAATGGCAGAAGAAACACAAGAGGAAAACCCAACTGATGTTGTGGAAGAAACTCCTGAAACACCTAAAGAGGAATAATTTTTAAAGTCTAATTCTATTATTTATTCATGGCAACTATTGGAGAAAAGGAACTTAGAAATGACTGGCCTGATGAAGATACAGATAAACTCTCTTTAGAAGCAGATGTAGATTTAACTTTTGCTTCGGGAAACTTTGCATAATGGGTGGCGACGGAAGCGGACGGAAACCTGATGTTCTAAAGATGGCAAGAGCACAGGCTGAAGTGAAACAACCTATTTCTCCTGAGATATTTCTTCCTAATGTAGGAGCTATTAAGAAAGAAGCCTTAAAGAAAAGTGCTGTGGATATTATAGGAGTAACAGAAACAGACCCTAGATTTATAGCGTTGTCTGGTGGATTTATGCTAAATACAGGAGACACAGCAACAGGAGATTATTTTTTTAATACTAATCAATTAGCTTTAAGTGGAGGCAACATCGGCATCGGGACAGCGAGTCCAGGGGCGAAGTTGGATGTTGTAAGTAGCACTTGGCCTGTTGTAGATTTTACTCGTAGTGTTAC